TAAGTATTGGAATCCTGAAACAGTTATTATTGAGGCGAAGGCTTCTGGTTTGCCTTTAACCTATGAGTTGAGGAAAATGGACATCCCAGTAATGAATTTCACCCCTTCACGTGGAAACGATAAGCATGCCCGTGTAAATGCTGTTGCACCTTTGTTTGAAAGTGGTATTATCTGGGCTCCTGAACAAAAGTTTGCAGAAGAAGTAATCGAAGAATGTGCAGCCTTTCCGTTTGGGGATCATGATGACTTGGTTGATTCCACGACACAAGCGATCATGAGATTTAGACAGGGTGGACTACTCACTCACCCAGAAGATTACGTGGATGAAATTAAAGAGCAAAAGAAAAGGATATATTACTGATGGTTAAAATTCCGTTAATGGTTGCAAAACCAGTTTTAAAAAAAGTTATAAAAGCTGTAGACAAAAGTAGAAAAGAAATTAGAAAATTTAGAAAAAATAGGGAAAAAGAATCTTCACCATCTACTACTGCTTTAAACAGAGCTCAAGAACGTTTAGAAAAATTAAGAGATGTAAAAAATGTTACTCTTGAGGCTTTAAAAAATAAGATGCCTAAAAAAGGTTTAAAATTAATAGAAAACACTTTTAAAGACGCTGCAAGAAAAAGAGCAACCATTAGAAATATAATGGCAGATCCTAAAAAATTAAAAAGAAAACCAAATTTTAAAGGTGGTTTAATCAGAAAACCTAAACTAGCAATCAAAGGATTTTAATGTCAGAACTTACAGATAAGTATTCAAAAAATTTTAGTCCATCAAAAAAGAAAGCATTCGAAAAACGTGTGTTTGATAATTTAGGCAACATGTCAGAATTATCAGCGATACAATTAGTATTAGCGGAGATGCGAGCTGAAGGAATGAAAGATGGAGGTATGATTGATAAGCCTCTTGGTTCAGGAGGAGTAAAATCTGGCCCACCACCAGAGAGAGGTCCAGATTCACAAGGGTTGAAAGTTCCATTAAAACAGGTTAAGACATAAGATTGGAGAAATTTAAATGGCAGATATAGACAAGTCCCTTCCGAACAATGTTCGAACAGAAGTAGAGATACCAGCTGAAGAAGTTGTAGAGCAAGAAGAGATTGTAGAACAAGGTCCAGTAGAAGTTACACCTGAAGAAGATGGTGGTGCAACTTTAAATTTTGAACCAGGTGCAATCAATGTACCAGGAACAGAAAATCATTTTGATAATTTAGCAGACATTTTACCAGACGATATTTTAGAACCACTCGGTAATGAGATGGTGCAAAACTATATGGATTATAAAACATCCAGAAAAGATTGGGAGCAATCTTACATACAAGGTTTAGATCTTTTAGGATTTAAATACGAGAATAGAACAGAACCTTTTCAAGGAGCAAGTGGTGCAACGCATCCAGTTCTTGCTGAAGCGGTTACTCAGTTTCAAGCGCAAGCTTACAAAGAATTATTACCTGCAGAAGGACCAGTTAGAACACAAGTTATCGGTGTAGCTAGTCCACCTGTAGAACAACAATCACAACGTGTTAAAGACTTTATGAACTATCTGATCATGGATCAGATGCAAGAATACGAACCCGAGTTCGATTCTATGTTGTTTCATTTACCATTAGCAGGATCAACTTTTAAAAAAGTTTACTACGATCAGTTAATGGGAAGAGCGGTGTCAAAATTTGTACCCGCTGAGGATTTGATTGTTCCGTATACGGCTACCTCATTGGACGATGCGGAATCAATCATCCACACATTAAAAGTTTCAGAGAACGATTTAAGAAAACAACAAGTTAATGGTTTTTATTCTGATGTTGAATTAGCAGCACCAGGTGTTGACACTAATAATGAATTAGAAAAGAAGGAAAGAGAATTAGAAGGAACTAAAAAAACTGGAAAGAACGAACCGATGTATACGGTTCTCGAGTGTCATGTTAATTTAGATTTAGAAGGATTTGAAGAAGTTGACTCTAATAACGAACCTACAGGTATTAAGCTCCCTTACATTGTTACCGTTGAAGAAGGTAGCAGGAAGGTTCTATCTATTAGACGTAACTACAATCCCGATGACCTAAAGAAAACAAAAATCCAATATTTTGTTCATTTTAAATTTCTACCAGGTCTTGGATTTTATGGCTTCGGGTTGATTCATATGATTGGCGGATTGAGCAGAACTGCAACGGCTGCTCTCCGTCAATTGCTTGATGCAGGTACGTTATCTAATTTACCAGCAGGATTTAAACAGAGAGGTGTTAGAGTTAGAGACGAAGCCTCGCCAATACAACCAGGTGAATTTAAAGATGTAGATGCACCAGGTGGATCATTACGTGATGCATTCTTTCCTTTACCTTACAAAGAACCATCAGCAACATTATTACAATTGATGGGTATAGTTGTTGGCGCTGGTCAAAGGTTCGCGGCTATTGCTGATATGCAAGTGGGTGATGGTAATCAACAAGCGGCTGTTGGTACAACAATTGCATTATTGGAACGTGGATCACGGGTCATGTCTGCTATTCATAAAAGATTATACGCAGGTATGAAAAAAGAATTTAAATTATTATCTAAAGTTGTTTCACAATATCTACCAGCAGAATATCCATATGACGTGGTCGGTGGCGCACGGAACATTAAACAAGTTGACTTTGACGATAGAGTTGATGTTTTACCTGTAGCAGACCCTAATATATTCTCAATGGCACAAAGAATATCGATGGCGCAAACAGAATTACAACTCGCACAATCAAATCCACAGATACATAATCTCTATGCAGCATACAGAAAGATGTATGAAGCAATCGGTGTTAAAAATATTGATCAAATATTACCACCTCCTGCACCTATGCAGCCGATGGATCCAAGTATGGAACACATTAATGCTTTATCAGGCAAACCTTTCCAAGCTTTTCCTGGTCAAGACCACAGAGCACACATCACAGCTCACTTAAGTTTTATGTCAACTAACATGGTTAGAAATAATCCTGCAATTATGGCAGCAATACAGAAAAATATTCTAGAACACATATCAATCATGGCTCAAGAACAGGTACAATTAGAGTTTAGAGAGCAAATGATGCAAACTCAGGTGCTACAACAGCAAGCTGCAACCAATCCACAAGCAGCACAGATGCTACAACAGATGGTTCAAGAGATAGAAGCTAGAAAAGCAGTGCTAGTTGCAGAAATGACAGAAGATTTCATGAAGGAAGAGAAGAAAATTACGTCACAATTTGATTCTGACCCACTATTGAAGTTAAAATCACGTGAAGTTGACTTACGTGCCATGGAAAATGAGAGAAAAAAAGATAATGACGAGGCTCAAGTTGAACTTGCAAGAGCAAGATTGATGCAAGCCAAGGATAATTTTGAAGATAAGCTAGAACAGAACGATGAACTGGCTAAATTGCGTGCTGGAGTTAGCCTTGCTAAATCTGGTGTACAACAAGCGCAAGTTATGATAGATGATGATTAATCTTAAGGAGAAAACATTATGATGAACTATAAAAAAACAAAACAGATGGCAGTTCCAAGTCAAAATGTTGTAGTAGATCCAAGATCTAAAACAACTGCTGACCAGGCTTACAACTATATCCCTACAGGAGATACAGAAAAAGTCAGAGGAACTAAAAGAATGCTATCTAACAAAAAGAAAACTGCTACTTGGTACTAATCTATGTGGTTATCGGCAATAAAACTAGCCGTTTCTGCTGGAAGTAAAATTTACGCTAACAAGCAGAGAACGAAGATGGCAATGTCAGATGCACAGCTTATGCATGCGTCTCGTATGGCCGAAGGTAAGGAAGCTTACCAGGGAAAACTTTTAGAAGCCCGTCAGTCAGACTGGAAGGACGAGGCAGTTTTGATAATTCTCAGTTTGCCCGTGGTGGTGCTGGCCTGGGCAGTCGTATCGGACGACCCATCTGCTATGGATAAGGTTAAATTGTTCTTCGACATGTTCTCGCAGCTCCCGAGCTGGTTTACAAATTTATGGATCCTTGTCGTAGCGAGCATTTATGGTATAAAGGGTACACAAATTTTTAGAAACGGAGGAAATAAAAATGGCAAATAGATTATACAACAAACAAGTATCACCTAAAGGTTATCAAAAAGGTGGTTCAGTTAAACAAAGTCCAATGGGTAGCTCATCTACGAAAGGAAATATTCTTCGTGGGAAATTAAAATCTCAAAAAGAATTAAAAAAAATAACTGATAGTAAAAAATATAAAGATGCTAGCTACGGTGAAAAAACTAAAATGCTAAACGTTGCAACTATGAAAAAAGGTGGACGTGTTGGTAAAATGGGTGGCGGAATGATGATGCAAAGACCTATGATGCAAGAAGGTGGAAAAACTAAAAAAAGAGGTAAAGATTTTATGTCTGCAAGCTCAACAGATGCAAGAAAAATAGCAGGCAGAGGTGGCGGAGCAGATAGCGGAAAAGCTGGAGAGGCTAGAAGCAAAGCTGGTGTTCAAGAAGTTAGAATTAAAAAGGGAATTAAAAATGTTGGTAAAAAAATAAAAGATATTGTTACTTTAAAAAAATTTCATGATGCTGCTAAAAAAGCGTCTCAAAAAGCTTTAGCTGAAGGTAAAACAGGTAGAGGCACAGCAGAACCCATTGGAAAAAGAAGAGTTAGAAGAATGGGTGGTGGATCATTAAAAGCTGTTAACCCTCAAACTCAAAAAGGTTTATCAAAACTTCCAACTGAAGTAAGAAACAAAATGGGCTATATGAAAAAAGGAGGAAAAGTTCATGGCAAATAGATTATACAATAAACAAGTCTCACCTAAAGGATACAAAAGAGGTGGCGGTGTAACAGGTGAAAAGAAACCTGGAAAGGTAAGATCTTTTTTTGGTAAAGTTAGAAAAAAAATTGCACCAACTTTTGGTGAACAATTTGATAAAGCAAAAAAATCTGGAAAGAAAACTTTTACATCAACTAGAGATGACAAGACTAAAGGTAAATTAGAATATTCTACAAAGACAGCAGCAGAAGTTAAAGCAGCTAAGAAAAGAATGTCTGATAGAGAAAGAGCTCGTGTTGGAGATAAGAGTAAACAACTTTCTGAAAAAGGTGCAGCTTTTAAACTTGCTAGAAAATCTGGTAAAAAAACTTTTACACACAAAGGTAAAAAATTCTCAACACTTTTAAAAGGTGAACAACCAAATAAAAAAATGCCAGAACTATCTGGTAAAACTTCTAAAAAGATTAAAAAATTTATAGGAGCGTAATGGCTAAACTCTGTCCAAAAGGTAAAGCAGCAGCGAAGCGAAAATTTAAGGTGTATCCATCAGCGTATGCTAATATGTATGCATCAGGAGTTTGTTCTGGAAAAATAAAACCAGGAGGCAGAAAAAAAGCTATGGGTGGTGGAATGATAGATATGACTAGAATGAAATATCTAAAAGGAGGACAAGTATAATGGCTACAGCTTTTGAACAAAAGATTAAAGGAAAAGAAAAAGTAAAATTTAAAAGTAAAGCTAAAGGAGATGTGTTCAGAAAACAATTAAAAGACGCAATTAAAGAAATAGAAGTTAGAGAATCAAAAGATAAACCTAAAACATTAAAAAGAAGTAATGTTAATGCACCAAAAAAAATGGATGTAGAGAGTTCATTAGGGGATTTAAAAAAAGAATTTAAAAATAGATTTGGTAAAGAAATTAAATCATCACCAAGACCGCAATCCCTATCAAAAGGTGGAAGAGCAGGGTACAAAGCTGGAACAAGAGGTTGTAAGTTAGCTACTAAAGGCAAAGGGAGAGCTTACGGAAAGAATTCGTAATGGCTGAAAAAGGTTTAAGAGCATGGGTGAAGGAAAATTGGGTCGATATTGCAAACAAAAAATCAGATGGCTCATTCCCGAAGTGTGGAAGAAGTGGTGGAGAAAAAAGAAAAAATTATCCAAAATGCGTGCCTATTGCAAAAGCAAGAGCGATGTCCAAAGGGCAACGTGCGGGTGCCGTAAAAAGAAAACAAGCAGTAGCTAATACAGGACCAACACCATCAAGAGCAGCAACATTCGCTAAAAGAAAAAAAGCTGCAAGCGGTGGATCGATTGGTGATAAAATGATTCGTCAAGCACAAAAAAATTATATAGGTAGTTATATCTCTGGAGATCTTGGAGGTGTAAAAGTTTCTAACCCTAGTTACAGGAAATATTATAAAGGAAAAATATAATGAGAAGACAGGATAAAATGCCTGCAAGAAATAAAAAAAATTTCAGATCTACAAAGTCTGGAGCGGGCATGACAAGAGCAGGTGTCGCTGCCTATAGAAGAGCAAACCCTGGAAGTAAACTAAAAACAGCGGTCACTGGCAAAGTCAAACCAGGATCAAAAGCTGCAAACCGACGTAAGTCGTACTGTGCAAGAAGCGCAGGGCAAATGAAAAAATTTCCTAAAGCTGCAGCAGATCCAAATTCAAGACTAAGACAGGCCCGTAGAAGATGGAAATGTTAAATGAAAGATCCAAAAATAGGAACAGGTAAAAAACCAAAAGGTTCTGGCAGAAGATTGTATACGGATGAAAATCCTAAAGATACGGTTGGTATAAAATTTGCAACACCTGCAGATGCTAGAGCAACTGTCAGTAAAGTAAAAAAAATATCAAAACCTTTTGCTCGTAAAATACAAATATTAACTGTTGGAGAACAACGAGCTAAAGTTATGGGTAAGTCAAAAGTTGCTTCAATATTTAAGAAAGGAAAAGATGCAATCAGAAAAAGACGTGGATAAAACTTGGGAAAATGAAGCAGAGCCACCTGCACCTATGGTGCAGATTTCATTGAAAGAGTATGATAAGTTAAAAGAAAACTCTAAGTATATTACAGATAAAAGTTTAATTTCTGTAATAGATAAGATAGAGGAGTTAGTTAGAGCATTAAGAAAACATATAGTTAGAAAGGAAATAGACTAATGCAATTAGAAACAATAATAAACAAATTACTTAAATTTTTAAGAACTCGGTTAGATTCTTTGTCTATGTCAGTCACATCTGGAGGTGTTGACAACATGGAAAATTACAAGTATATAATAGGGCAGATTAACGCCTACGAAGCAACATTACAGGAAATCTCTAACCTGCTAGAAGATAAGGAGCAAAATGGAAAAGGAACAGTCATCGATATTAACACCAAACAATAAACTTGTTGGTGTAAAAAAATCAAAAGAAGAACCAAAATTACCACAACCAACTGGTTGGAGACTTTTAGTTTTACCTTTCAAGATGAAAGAAAAAACTAAAGGCGGATTAGTATTAGCTGAAACTACATTAGAGAAACAACAAGTTGGATCTCAAGTGGGTTTAGTTATGGCTATGGGTCCACAATGTTATAAGGATAAAGAGAGGTATCCTGAGGGTCCATGGTGCAAGGTCAATGAATGGATAATGTTTGCACGTTATGCTGGTTCACGGATCAAGATAGAGGGTGGAGAGATGCGTCTGCTAAACGACGATGAAGTGTTAGCAACAATTGATAGTCCAGAGGACATCTTGCATGAGTTCTAAACATAGGAAGGAGTAACTATGCCAGAAGAAAATAAAACTGTTGATATCGATACATCAGGCCCTGGTGCAGAAATAAATCTGCAGGAGGAAAAAAAAGAAAACGAAATCGAGGTATCAAATGAAACTACTGAAAACAATACTGAGTCCAATGATTCATCTGAGAAATCTAATGAGCAGTTGGATGTTCAAGAAACAGAAACAACGAAACAAGAAGAAGTAAAACAGGACGACGGAAAATTAGAAGAATATAGCAAAGGAGTTCAATCTCGAATTGCAAAGCTTACTCGTAAAATGAGAGAAGCAGAGCGTAGAGAACAAGCTGCTTTAGAATATGCTAAGTCTGTAGAAGAAAAAAGAAAACAATTAGAATCTCGTTTTCAAAAATCAGATTTAGATAATCTTGACAGGTTTGAAAAAAACATTAATTCAGGATTAGAAGCTGCAGAAAGAGAACTTGCAGCGGCTATTGAATCTTCTGATGCTAAAAGTCAAATCGCAGCTAACAAAAGAATAGCAGAACTTTCTTTTGAAAATGCTAGAATCAAACAGGCTAAACAAAGTAGAGAACAGATGAAAACTGAAGAGTCTGTCCAAACTGAAAGTAGACCTGTTGAACAACCACAACAAAATATCCCAATGCCAGATGTTAAAGCTGAGGCGTGGGCTTCTAAAAATGTTTGGTTTGGTTCTAACAGAGCTATGACAAATACTGCTATATCTCATCATCAAGACTTGGAAGGTGAAGGATACGACACTACTTCTGACGAATACTATAAAGAAATAGATCGAAGAATGAAAGTTGACTTTCCTACCAAATTTGGTAATAATGAGGCAGAGAAAACGTCCGCTCCCGTGCAAACGGTTGCATCAGCGAATAGAAGCGTAAAACCTGGACGCAAAACTGTGAGACTCACATCGTCTCAAGTCGCAATAGCGAAAAAATTAGGTGTGCCACTCGAAGAGTACGCAAAACAATTAAAAAACACGGAAGGAGCGTAAAATGGAAAAAGATAAAAATACTTCTCGTGCGAGCCAAACACGAACAAAGTCGGAAAGACCTAAAGTGTGGGTTCCACCATCTTCTCTAGATGCACCCCCTGCACCTGATGGATTCAGGTATAGATGGATAAGAGCAGAGACAGTCGGCTTTCAAGATACTAAAAATATAACTGGACGAATTAGAGAAGGTTATGAATTAGTTAGATCCGAAGAAGTTGAAAATGCATCTGACTATCCAGTTGTCGAAGACGGCAAATACAAGGGAGTCGTTGGGGTTGGTGGCCTTCTACTTGCGAAGGTACCAGTCGAGATTGCGAAGCAACGTCAAGCGTATATGGCTGACCGTCATAGACAACAAGACGATGCAGTAAATAACGATCTTATGAGGGAGCAAGACCAGAGAATGCCAATCAATGTTGAAAGGCAATCTCGTGTAACCTTCGGTGGTACGAAAAAATAATTTTTTCAATCACTGAATTTAATATAAACCCGTACTGGAAGCCTTTCGAGGCAGGTACATTAAGGAGTAAATACTATGGCAAATAGAAACACTGTTGGATTTGGTTTGATCCCTACAGGTACAGTTGGTTCAACACCAGCTACTGCAGGACAAGGCAAATACTTCATAGACGCCGCGTATAACGTTTCTCTATTCCAAGGTTCAGTCGTACAAAGTAAAGTCGGCTATATCAAGGATGCAGAAAGCACGCGAACTCTAAACACTATTGGTATATTAAATGGTATCTTTTATAACGCTGCAACTACGTTGAAGCCTACATTTGATAACAAATATATCCAACCAATTACTCCAGCTAACAGTGAAGACATCACGGCGTTTGTAATTGATAACCCTTTACAACTTTTTGTTGGAA